GGCTGCGGATGTCCGCCTCCATCTTCTTGAGGGCCTTCACCACGACTTGCACGTTCTCGCCGATGCGCTGCTTTTGCGCCTCGCGAGCCTGCGACATGGTCGATTTGATCGAGTCCAGAACAGCTTTTTGCTGCTCTGGTGTCATCCCCTTGAGGATCAGCTCTTTGGCTAGGCGTTCAACGTCCATTGTCCAGCTCCCGGCTCAGTTGGTCCAAGAAATCTTCTTCCATGCCTGAGACCTGGTTGCGCTTTTCGGACATTTGCAGCTCGACCATCTTCGACTTGTTCTTGATGTCCGCCTCTTTGAGCATGAGCTCGGCGATCTTGACACGTTTGTCGAACTCGTTGCTCTCGTTGCCAGCGGGCAGGTTCTTGGTCGTTGAGGCGATGACCTTGGCCTGCACCTCTTGCGGCATGAGCTGCGCCTCGGTCATCAGCTTTTGCGCCTCTGCCCGGTTCTGCTCGGCCTGAGTGGTGCTGACCGCGATCTGGGCCTGCGCCGCCTGCAAGGCCAGCTGTTGCTGCACTTCTTGCATCTGCTTGGCCTGTGGGTCTGGCTGGCTCATCTGGTCGAGAGCGCCCATCAGCTCGTAGCGGTTGGACAGGCTCGAGTTGTTCAAGATGCCCTTCAAGATCAGAGGCAGCACTGGGGTGTTTGGCCCCAAGGTCTGCAACAGACCGATGAACTGCTGCTGCTCGTACTCGCGGGCGATGATGCCCAGCGTGGCCGTCGGGATGAACTTCATGTCCACGCTCGGATAGCGCTCGGGGTCGAACTGCATGTAGCGGAACGCGGCCTTCTGGATGAAGGGGATCAAAAAGTCCTCTTGGAAGTTGACCAGCGTGCGCTTGTACTTCTTGATGATCGTGGCCACCGCCATGCTCAGGCCCGCGCCGTCGCGGTTGGCTTGGCTGACCATGCCTTGGCTGTCCATCGTGCCGGTGGCTTGCAGCAGCATGCGCTCGAACTCTTTGGCCGTGTTCAGGTTGTTGAGACTGGTCTCGCCGAACTTGAATGGGTACAGAATCTCGGCTGGGTTGCCGTTGACCATGAACGCTTTGCCGGGCTTGACCTCAAAACGTGCGCCGCGTGGCAAGCGGGTGGCGTCCATGCCCATCATGGGCGAGGTCGTCAGCGCCAGGCTGTCCAAGTGGCTGCGCACCTGAGCGTCGATCGCCTTTTGCATGTTGTAGGACTTCTCCACCGTGCCACGGCCGAGCAGGCGGTTGGGCACTGTGTCGTCCTGATAGCTGATGATCGGGCGGTCCTTCATCATGTAAGGGCTCGCCTCGGCCTTGAGCAGCAGGCCCTCGTTGGCGATCACGACAATCGCCTCGACCATGTCAGAGTAGTCGTCGGCCGCGCTGTCCTCAGGGAACAGGTCGGCCACTTCGCCGCCCTCGTTCTCCAGCTGCTCCAGATACTCGCGTGGCACCAGGCCGTAGTACGTCAGCAGACGCACCTTTTCGTCGCGGTACTGGCTCAGCTCCTGCGTTGGCTCCAGATCGGTGTCCTCGGCGGCGGGCTGGATGTTCACCTTGCGGTAAATGCCCTTCTCGATGCCCTCGACGACCTTGTGGATGCCCACATACTTCTCGACCGCCACACCCATGCAGTCGTCGATGGCGGTGCCGTTGGGGTCAAACAAGAAATTCTTGGGATTGACGGGCATGAGCTTGACGGCGATGCGGTTTTTCTCCACCACACCGATGGCCGCCTGGCCCATTTGCCCTGGAATCGCCTGCGTGGCGGGCTCGAATATCTTTTCCGTCTTGACGATGATCTCGCCGATGCCAGTGCCGTAGATTTCGGCCATCAGCTCGATCTGGTCGATGGATTTGCGGATTTTGTCCTGCTTGAAGTCCTCCATCAGCTGCGCTTTGAGCACTTCGACGTCAATCGGGTTCTTGTTGACGTCTTGCAGGTCGTCTTCGATGTCAAAAAAGTCACCTTGGCCGAAGATAGCCTCCATGATCTCGGCGTGCCGCGTCTCCACGGCCTGCTGAGTGGCGGGGGTCACGATGCGCGAGCGCTCTGACTCACGAGTTTTGTCCTCTGAGGCCCACTCACCACGGAAAATACGCTCATATTCGAGGTAGCTGTCCAGGTAGTTGGTGTCGCGCCAGTCTCTCCACCGCTCGCAATGGTCAACGACAAAAGCCGTCAGCTCCTTGTCGGATTGTGTCGGCTCGTCAAACTCGTTTTGGTCCATACTAGACTCCGCTTATTACGTCCATCGGCTCCCAGTCGCTGTCATCAGCATCCTCAAAGTAGCTTGTGACGGCCAGTTGGTCGATGTAGGACAGTGAATCCGGCAGGTCGTCGTGCACACCGGGCGAGGGAAACATCAGAAGCTGGTCCACAAACACGTCCCAGTCTTCTTCGCTGTTAAGCACGATTCTGCCATGCTCGAAGCGGCCCTGCAACGACCAAATGATTCTATCAGTCTTCTTCCTGTTGCCGTGCGTCAAGTCCACGATGTGCGAGTACACATTGTTTTTTCTCATCAAATCCGATAAATACGGTAAAACCGCGTTTTTCAGTGCCCCGCGCTCGATTCCGATGCTCAACGGCCGGTAGTCGCGCATCGTCATCAGGATTTTGGACGCCGTCTCGCGGATGTCCCACCGGCCGTGCTCGATCTTTTTGACGAACCACTTGCCGTCGTCGGTCACTTTGACCACCGCAATCGACGACTCGTCCAGCCTCTTTTTGCTATTGGCCGCCTGTTTGGCCACTTCCTCGAACCCGGCCAGGTCCACGGCCACGAAATAGCTGCCGTAGTCCGGCTCCTCGCCGTATTTCAGCCATTCCTCTTTAAAAACGTCCGCGCCCGCATTTGAGAAGCTGGCCAGATATTCCTGCTTGAACGCGAACGAGCTCAAGGTCTTCTTCGCCGACTCGATCTCGGTCGGGTCGATCAGCGGGTTGTCCTGCGTGGTGAAGTGCCAGCTCTTCCAATCCTTGTCCGTGTCGTCTTGGCCCAGCTTCCACAGGTCGTGGAACCAGTTCCTCCCCTTAGGCGTGCCGATGAACATCGCCCGACCCTTCCTGTCCGACAGAGACGCCCGGATCACCTGCTCCCACGCCTCGGGCTTGATGTCGGCCACCTCGTCCAGCACGGCATACGTCAAGCTGACGCCTCGCAGCGTGTCCGGCCGGTCTGCGCCTCTGACGTAGATGCGCGCGCCGTTGATGAGCGTGATGTCCAAATTGTTCACGTGGCTCGACTGGATCACCTCTTTGCCAAGGTCTAGCAACAGATCCCAGATGATCTGCCGCGACTGACCCATCGTCGGGCTGACGTACAGCACGGCCGAGCCTTGCGGACAGCGCAGGCCCTCGATGATCAGAGTCGTCGCCGCCAGTCTGGACTTCCCGCAGCGCCGCCCAGCGGCGATCACTTTGAATCGATGGTCGTCGGCGTATACCTGTTGCTGCCAAGGCAGGAGACTGAAATTGAGGTCAGACATCGGTTAGTCTTTCAAGTATTCGCAGTCCAGATTTTGTTCGCCCGCACTTGCGCCAGCCAGCCGCGATAAAGCAGAAGCCGGGATTGGCGGACTTAACCGCTTCCGAACGTACAAAGGTGTAATGCCTGCTATTAGGCCAGAGGCAGTCAGCAATTCGATCCGCTTGTCGTATGAGGTCTGAGCTTCTATGCGGGCTTTCGTTCCTGAACACAGCGCAGTTGATTCCTGTTTGTCCGCTATCGTCGATGAACTTTCGCCAGACAAACATGGCGTCAGCGGTTTTGGTTCTGAGTACAACCTTTTCGCCCGGTCCGACAAATAGTTTTCGTTTTCGCCCGTCGGCGTATTTATAACAACTGTAGTGTTCTTCATACAAGTCAAGGCAGTCCAAATCACCGTCTTTTGTCAGCCACCATAGGGCTTCGTCAGACATCGGTAACGTCTCCCGCTTCTATGATCTGCGGCTCTTGGCCAAGACCAGTAATCGAGATCGTGATGGCGCTCCTCTGGCTCTTGTCCTTCTCGAACATGCCGATCGGCAGCGTGCGGTCCATGCACATCTTCAGCGCCGCCATCTGTCCGGGGTGCTCATCGTTGAGCGCGATCTGGATCACCTTCTCTGCGACGTCTTTGCCGCCAGAGCGGATCATCAGCTCTTTAAGCTCTTTGATGCGTTGGTGGTCCGTCTTCGGCAATATCGCGGGCGGGTTGGTGGCGTACCGCTGGATCGTCATCTTGACCGAACCTGGTGGTCGGCCGCGTTTCTTTTTGAGTTCAGTCACTTTTACCCCTTAGGAAGTAGACGCGATTATGGGTCATGTGGGTCATGTTGTCACGTGGCTTAAGTCGTAAACAGTGGTTTGTACTTTTGACGCATTTCATCAGAGCACTTTTTTGCGTCTTCAAAAGACTTAAAGAATCTGACGTGCTCTTTACCTGCTGACTTAACTCGCACCCTAAAACTATTCTTCCATGCTACCCAGTGGACGTTAGGGTACAGGCTGTTTTGCGGAGGTGGTGTGTTTTGGCGATTTTCAAAGTCGGTAACTACTCGTAAGTTGCATAGGCGGTTGTCCGTCTTTACGCGGTTTATGTGGTCTATGTGGCCGACGGGAAACTCTCCGTAGACGTACAGCCAGGCAGCGCGGTGCTGTAAGTACGTTTTGTAGTCAATGCAGAAAGAAAGGTACCCATCGCTATTTGGTCTGTCGCTTACGCGCCGCCCAGCGCGACTGACTGATTTTATTCGAGTGAACACGCCAGTGTCAGCGTCGTAGGTCATCAGTTCTTTCAATCTGGCTTGAGTCAGCATGGCTTTTCCCGTGTGGTTGGTACCTTCACAGGGTACCACAAACACAAGATAAAGTCAATTTGCTTTA